ATCGGTGGTATCGTCTTCATGGCACTCTAGATTACACTTGGATAGCTCTCGTAACACTAGGATTAATAGTAAACTCCTACAGATTAATGCACTTGCTTTTTGTGATTGCATTCTGGGTGTTATCTTATTGTATATTTTACTTACCAAGAAAACTTAATAACCGCCATAACCGCCCTGACTAGACCCACTACTTCCGCTACTTCCACTACTACTGCTACTGGAAGATGATGAAGAAGAATCTGTAGTATTAGACGCTGTTTCTGTAATCGCTGTATTACTGGAAGCAGCGTTTGTTGATGTACTGCTTTCAGTGGTTGTTACTGTTGTGCTACCATCAGCAAGTTGCTGTCCTTCTTCAATAGTTGCACCTGAGGTATCAACTGTAATATTTCCAAAGTCTTGTTGCACTGCAAAGTCAACAGATGAGGTTTGACCGATATTTGTGGAATATGTAGGTTTAACAGGAATGAAGTTTTCTTTGATTGCATCTGAAGTCTTTTTAACACCTGTATTACTATCAACTTCTCTAGAATCTTCATATTCGACAAGTGTCTGGAATTCTTCTAAGAATGTAGTTAGATATGGTTTGCGTAAAATGTAGATATTACGTTTAAAGTCATTTTTAGCATTTTCATACTCATAGTTAGTAATTGGATGGACTAAGTCATCAGTTGCAACTGTTGTGCCATCAGGACGTCTATATGTAAAATTAGGAGGTATTGTTAGTCCCGCTCTTAATACGGTATTACCTTTAGTGTCTTTAACTTCAAAAGTTTCATAATGGTGAATATCCTCTGGACTGGAATATGTAGAAACACAATAATTGTATAATTCATCCTCTGTCATAGGCCATTCATCATATATGTTAGTAATATTGTTTGTCATCAATACAACCCAATCATATTGAGGGTCGCTATAAAACTTCTCACTTACGTTATCAGGTCTTTCGTTATTTACTATGGTATATTGAGTAAATCCAGTAACAAGACCTTCTATATCCTCTCTTACTTTAACTCTACGAAATAGATTTTTTGTCTTTATAAATGGGTCAACATTATTTTGACGATAAGTTGACGTCCTTACAAATACATCTGGTAGATATGAAAAATAATTACTCATTGTTATCCTCCATATTTGTCAGTTTTATTACCCTTAGGGTCATATCCATAACTCTCGCGAGTAAGAAGAGATGTCTCCTTGAATGATAAACTCATTCTATATGCAACAGGACCGAAGTCGTATGTGTCATCACCACCAACTGATTTCAAAGATGCATAAGGTCCGTATGGTGCTAAGTCAACGTCCATGTTTGCTAATATCATTTTTGATGGGAATTGCATAATTTTCTGCAATACACCTTTAGTAACTGCACCAGTTGTAGGATATAATGTCTCCTCTTCCTCATTACTTACCAATCTTACGATTTCCACTCTAAAGTAATCAGGTATAGTCAACCAGTGGTCTCCATCCCTACCTGGGAGCATAGAAACACGAAATGTCTCTATTATATCTACAATGGTCTCTACGTCAGATTGACTCTTAGGTGCAAACATAAAGTCAAACTTATGGTCTCTAAACTCCATACCTTGAAACACAGTTTCTTCATATGGGTTAAATACCTTTCCTGTTGCTAGTGCTGCTAGGTTTTGTCCTGTTACACCGCCACCACCAGCTCTTTTCAAGACTTCGTTGATAGCATTAGCACCAAGATTGAATCCTGCAGTGGGTAGTGCAGCTTCTGCTATATCTTTAATCGATTCTTTTAAACTGTCTGCGTCTAGACCTCCCTCACCCATCTGACCAGCTACACCAGATAGTGCTTCTCCACCTAAAGGTCCTAACTTCACACCATTATATTTTGCTTGATATCCTTCTCTTAGTTTATTTGGTAAATATAGATATATACTCTTCTTAACTGTATCGGTATTTACGTGATTCTCTTTGATGTAGTTATAACTACTGTTAGCACCTTCTTTGGGGTCATAAATAGTAATCTTAAGGTAGTCTACTACCTCAGTGCCTTTTCTTTTATCTTTGGATATTGAGTCTTGTGCACCTGTTGAATTAGCACCGTAGGGTTTACTACGAGGGAACACAAGGGTTTCCATGCCACTTCCCGACGTAGCATCTCCATAAGGTTGACTCCAGCTTCCTACTGCCATTTGATTATTTATGTCTTATTCGGGAAAATACAAACCAACCAATAGATTCAAGTACAAAGGAGACCCGACTAATATTATTTATAGGAGTTTATGGGAAAGAAAGTTTATGGTCTGGTGCGACAAGAACGAAAACGTAATAGAGTGGGGCAGTGAAGAAATCGTTATACCTTATATCAGTCCTGTCGATAGGCGGGTTCATCGCTATTTCCCAGACTTTTATGTCAGAGCAAGGACTAAAACTGGGAGGACAGAGAAGTTTGTCATTGAGGTCAAGCCTCATAAGCAGACGTCACCTCCCAAAAAACAACGCAGAGTTACAAAAAGGTATCTGACAGAAGTTAAGACCTATTGTGTAAATGAAGCAAAATGGAAAGCAGCGATTGAGTATTGTAAAGACCGTCGTATGCAATTTAAGATACTTACAGAGCACGAGTTAAAAGTATGAGTATTTTCTCTGACATAAAAGATGCCACAGGAGGTGCTGCCAAAGGAAAAGATTGGTATCGTGCACGGTTGGTAGATAGTCTTCAACCTTTTAGTGGAATACTTGCAGTAGGTGACATTATATTCTATCAATATGCAGCACAGACTGAGCTTCTACCTTTCTTTGACACATATCCTATGACACTTGTAAGTGATGTAGATTTTAATAAAAGACAGTTTTCTGGTGGAAATTTGCATTATTTGCGTCCATCAGTCAGGCAGGGAGTAGCATCTTCGTGGTCATCAGGCACACAAGCATATCCTAAGCGATGTCACCATAAATACTTCATGTCAAGTGCTACAAATATGTACATAGTCCCTAAAGAAGAGCTAAAAAACTTTACACCATTACCAGTTGAGCAGTTTGTCAGGGATGTTATGGGAAGATATGTTGAAATTCCCAGTAGTTTTATATGGAGTAGACTCTAATGTCAGCTAACTCATTTAGACAATTTAAAGATTTTGTAACTTCTGGTTATAAAACACCCTCGAAGTCAAACCTCTTTGAGTTGATTATACCTGTGCCACTTTGTGTATCACTAGAGGATAGTAGTTTCATAACCAATAGAGGTGCTCAAGAGCATTATGACTCTATTAATTACCTTGCAAGTAATGTAACTGTACCTGGTAGAAGAGTTACAACCAGTGAGGTGAGAGATATTGGTGTATCTCGTAAATATGCTACTAACACAGCATTTGGTGATTTACAAGTAGAGTTTATAGTAACAAAAGACCAATATCATCGTGATTTCTTTGAGCAGTGGATGTTGAATACCGCAGCTGACCAAGAGAATAGAGCAGGATTCTATGAAGAGTATACAACTACAATACAAGTATTAAAGTGGGAGAATGCATCGAATGTCATGATGAAACCACCTGGGGCATTTGGTGACGACGTTGGTAAGACAAGATTAAATCGCTCATCTGCAGTGTGGCAAATGTATGGTGCATTCCCATATGATATGTCTGAGCAATCATTTAACAACGGACCTACTGATTTAGTTAAACTTAATGTAAATTTCTTCTTTGAAAGATATAGATTTGACAGAATAGGTAACAATACAGTAAAATTTGGAAGTAACATAAATGATATTACAGTGGCTAGTACAACTAACATTGCAAACCAACTAGGATTTGTATTAGACCAGAAAGATGTCGCCAAAGTAGGTGTTTAAAGTATGGAAATGATTGGGTGTCCTATCTTCAAAAGGAAGATAAAAGACCATTTGATTTATAAAGATGATACACTTTCAGCAATTCAAAACCAAAGAGCAAGAATTCAAGCAAACGATTTAGATATCTATTCAGACTATGATATAGACCCATATGCTCCTCGTCCATATCTAGACCTTGTTGAGCATAGGATATATGAAGTTTTAACAGATTTTGTTGACCAGTGGTGTGGTAAGTTTTTTCATGGATATGAAGTCATGAATTTCTTTTATCAGCAATATAAACAAGCACAATATCACGGTTGGCATGTGCATAACTGTCAATATAGTGGTGTTTACTATTTGGACATGCCAAAAGGCACTCCAAAAACAGAGTATAGAGACCCATTTACTGATGTAGTAAAAGAATTAGATGTAGAAGAAGGTGATGTTGTAGCATTTCCTAGTTTTCTTATACATAGAGCACCAGCTAATCCTGTCGACATACCTAAGACGATTATCTCTTTTAACTTTAACTTCTACAATAAAGACCAACCTGTCTCGTATACTCGTCTAAATACTTAACATATAATTAGTTATCATGCCTTTACCTAAACTATCGATACCTGAGTATGAATTGGAAATGCCTATCACAGGCAAAAAAGTTGCATACCGACCTTTTCTAGTAAAAGAAGAGAAACTACTTTACCTTGCAATGGAGTCGCAAGACAACAAGCAAATGGTAAAAGCAGTTAAGACCATCATCAAAAATTGCACTGACTTAAAAACAGGAGTTGACAAACTCGCTACTTTCGAGATTGAATACATCTTCCTTCGTATTAGAGCAAAAGCAGTTGCTGAGATTAGTGAATTTAAAATTACTGCACCTGATGATGAGAAAACTCAAGTTGAAGTCCAAGTACCTTTAGAGCAAGTTGAAGTCCAAGTACCTGAAGGTCACACTAAGAAGATTTTATTAGATGGTAATGTTGGTGTCATCATGAAGTATCCTTCATTAGATGCGTTTATCCAACAAAATATGAGTGACAATCCTACTGTTGAGGACATTTTTGAGTTAGCAGCAGGGTGTATTGACCAAGTATATGATGCAGAAGAGGTTTATGACTCCTTCTCCCACAAAGAAGCACTAGACTTTTTAGAGAATCTAAATTCTGACCAATTCGCGAAGATACAAGCATTCTTTGAAACTATGCCTAAACTATCTCACACCATTGAGGTATACAATCCTAAGACTAAAGTTAAGAGTGACGTAGTTTTAGAAGGGTTAGCGTCTTTTTTCGAGTAGCATTGATGCACGATAGTCTTGAGAATTACTACAAGACTAATTTCGCATTAATGCAGCATCATAAGTATAGTCTCACTGAGCTAGAAAATATGATTCCTTGGGAGCGTGATGTGTATATCGGTCTTCTTATGGCATTCATCCAAGAAGAAGAGCGTAGGCAGAAAGCAGAAGAAAACAAAAACCGTATGTCCCTATAATGGCAGCTAAACTAAAAAAGTTTGTCACTATTAATGCATTCACTTCTAAGACAAATGTGGGTGTAGGTTTTAATGTTCTTAGAAAAGCAATCAATCGCACAGGGACTACACTTGATGGTGTTAATGCGTCAGTGAAGACACAGGCAACCTTACAGAAGTTTCAAGCGGATTATCTGGCAGAGAATTATGTAAAACAGATAACCATTGTTAGGAAAGGCACTAAACAAAAGAATACGTTTTTTACAAATTTTAATAAACGTATCAAAAGGATGTTTGCTGTCAAGAAAAGGCAGAAGGCAGAAGATGCAGGGGAAGATGGAATAAAGGAAGGACGCACCCAGACAGAGAAGTTAATACAAAAGATTGGTAAACCAATAGAAAACTTTATGGGATTCTTTGGGAAGACCATAGGTAATGTAATAAAATACTTCGTCATATTTGGAGCATTAAATTGGATAACTAAGAATCCAGAAAAAGTAGCAAAACTGGGTAGACTCATATTTGCTATAGGAAAGTTTGGTTTTACATTAACTAAACTAGGTGTGGGGGCGATGTTGACTGGTCTCACAAACTTAGTCGGTGATTATAGTGATAAGAATGCAGTAGAGCAGGGATTACGTAAGTTTCTTGGTGTATTTCAGTTACTTGGTGGTATTGCTGCATTAAAGACTGCTCAATATCTTGTTATGCCATGGAAGTTGATAAGTGATATTAAAGGTATTAATAGTATATTTGACAAAACTGCAGAAACTTCAGAAGAGATAAAAGCATCTAACAAAGCTAGATTAAAAGGTTATAAAGATTCAAAAACAGGAGTCATATACTCTGAGAAAGAGTATAAAGCTATGAAGAAGTCAGCTCAGAGAGCTGATTCAAAACGAGCTGCCAGAGCAGGCAAAGGAATGAAGTCTGACCTATATGGAAGAGAGTTTGATAAAAGATTTCAAGGTGTATATGGAAATAAAAGAAAAACTAGACTAGACAGATTACAGCAGAGAGGCAGAATTCTCAGAGGAAAGGGAATGAAGGGCATTAGTAAGTTTGCTAAAGCAAATCCTGCAAAAGTAACTGGTGCTTTAAGTGTGCTTGGTGGTGGATTGAGAATAGCAAGTGGTTTTGCAGCAGGAGAAAAATCTGGTGAGGCAATCGGTGCGGGTGTAGGGCAGGCAGCTGGTGGTATAGCGGGTGCTGCAGCATTAACAGCAGTTGCACCTTTCTTAGGACCTCTTGCACCTATGATTGGTAGTGCAGTGGGTGGTTTCTTAGGTGAATGGGTAGGAAAAATATTTGGAAAGATGCTACAACCTGTATTTGACCCTATAGGCAGAGCATTTAAGATGTATTTTAAGTTGGCAATGGATATAACTAAACCATTCAGAGATAATCTAGGACCTTTGTTAGGGGCAGTATTCCAAGTGATAGGTGGAATTGGTGAGATGATATTTAAGTCACTGAAACCATTGTTAGACTTTACTGGTTTTGTATTAAAGTTAGCGGGAGGTGTGTTAGCAGAGACAATAAACTTTGTTGTTAATAATGCTAAGAGATTGATGGACCCTAAGAGTATGGTAGCAGGATTCTTTGATGCTATAACTCTCAATGCCTTCGATTTTGATGACATGAATGAGTCACCAAAACCAGAAGGGAAGGCAGCAGGAGGACCTATAACTCTAAATCTACTTAGACCTATGGCAACTGGAGGTTTAGTAACAAATCCAGAAGTATATAAACCAAAATTGATGGCAGAAGGTGGTTTTTATAAATCACTCCCTGATTTACCACAGATACCTCAGTTAGATAGAGGTGGTTTTGCAAATATTACTAATACATACACATCTTATAGTAGTGATTCGGATGGTAGTTTTACTGTAGGAAAACAATATGTCACACCTATGGAAGCAAAAGAATTCCTAAGACGACATGGAATGCCATCTATGGTATTGATGGATGGGACTGTAGTTCCTGATTTTGGAAAGATGGGTGGTGAGGCAGTAGCTAAGGGACTTCGATTAACAAGAGATATAATGATTGAGAATGGAGCACCAAAAGACAGAATTGCTAAACTAGATGAAATAATGGCAATGCCTGATGTGCAGCCTGCTGCTATCTCACTCATGATTAATCAATTAGTTCCAGGCTCATTGGAAAGTGCCATGAAGAGTTTGGGTGATAGTATAAACAAAAAGAAAATGTCAGTTGGTGGTGCTCTAATACCAGAAATGTCTAGTGGTGGTGGTTTGATTAAAGAACTTCATAAATTTGTTACCTATCGTCGTTTTAAGGAAAAGTTAGGGTCAGTAGCTAAATTCATAATACCACAAGAGGAAAGAAGAAAAAGATTCATGGAATCTTTGACACAGGTAAAGGATAATGTCGTTGATTTCGTTAAAGGTGGTATCGATACAGTTATGGGTATTGAGCCTACTGAAGGCACACAAGCAAAAATAGTAAAGGGTGAATCCGAAATGCAAGCAAAAGCACAAAGAGACTCAGATGATGAGATGCAGAATGAGGTTATTGTGCTTAAGCAAAATGTCACCCAACCTGTAATAAATAATGTTGTTAGTGGTCAACCAAAATTTGTCTATGTTAACTCTAAATCACCAATGTTGACTGAATTCGTATAATGGCAAAGTCACCCAACCCTAAAGTCCCAAAGGCAGCTCTTTATAAGATGGTATCTTATAAGGGGGTAAGTGGTGGTGACGAAAAACATACTGGGTTATCTGCAGCTAGAGAAGTAGGATTGATGAAGAAAGACTTCTCTAAGGGTTTTACTGCTGTAGTATCAGGAGTCAACTCTTTAGGTGCTTCTCTTAATAGCATAGCGTTAGGTATGTCAGATATGACAGCCTCTATGAAGACGTCAGTATCTAAACAAATAAAGAATGCTAATAAGGTAGTTAAGATACAAGAAAAAGCACTTGATGACGATAAGAAAAGAGAAAAACAAAAGATAGCAAACGAGGCAAAGAGACGCAAATTAGAGCAAAGACAGAATCAAGAAGATAACTCAGAGAAACCTGGGTTATTTAAGTTGATAGGTAAAGAGTTTAAAAAGAATACTCAGTCAATATTAGTAGAGGACATGGCAACTGATGGAGGAAGTAAATTACACTTCATAAGGGCTTTAAGACAAAATGAACTTAAAGTTAAAGATATTTATGTAGTTTTTTA